AGAGAGTGCATTTATTAAGAACTTATGTTCTTAGGCATAGTAATATGCTACCACTGATATTTAGAATTTTCTAATTTTTTGAGATATTTTATCTCATTTTAAATGTCGGTCGGTGTAATACAACTATTATTAAACCTATTAAAGAAGGTATTAAATCTTTGTTAAATAATCCCATAAAAAATAACATCCATCCTGACATAAGAAGTATCATATAAATATCATTTATACTATAACGAATATCTTCATATTTATCTGCCCAAACATTCATTGTAGATAATAAACCAGCAATTATCATTATTACAAACATAATTATGTAATGATTATGTGAATTAAGTGAATTATGTGAATTAAGTGAATTATGTTTCATTACATATTAGATAGAAAATAAATATCCTTCGGTTGATAAATAACCACTTATATTTAATTTATTTAAAACTAACATATTATGATTAAAAAATTTATATAAACATTGTTCAAATGAATTACCGTGTTCTAAATCAAATTGAAATTTATCCAAAGCCTTTATAAATAATAATATATCTTGAAAACATATTTTATAAAATATAGATGCATAAGATTGAATATTATAATCCCAATAATTCATAATATTATAATTATTATTAAAATCTGCATAAGAAAAATCATTATTTAAAAAATATCGCCCTGATAATTTAAATATATATTGATATTTTTCACCCAAATCATTAATTTTTTTTAAAGCATTTTTCATTAAATATGATTCACCAAGTCCTTTATATTTAGATAATACATTATTTCTGGTTTCAAAATCATCATAAAAATTATAAAAATACGTGACTTCTTTCTTTAATCTTTCTTCATATTCAGGATATAATAGTAAATCACTACATTCACATAAAAAAATTTCTATTTCCATTTTATTATCTATTTCACACCCCATTTTTTCTTTAATTGATTGTATTGAATGTAATGTTTGTTCAAACCGCTCTTCAAATGTAAAGACACTTCTTTTATGATAATAAGATAAAGGATTATTTGTTATATTCAATACTGAAGTTATTATAATAATATTTTTTTTTGGTAAAAAATCATTAAAAAGATTTTCATATGTACTTATTTTTTGAACAATATTATATTTATAACTTTCTTTTAATATTAAATAATAATTATCAAAAATAGTATCATTTTCAATATTTTGTAATATATTTATAAATTCATCATCATTATTAACTAAATAACCTGTAATATTGTGTTTAATTAATTTTTGAAGACCATAATTATTACGAGCAATAACTGGTATTCCATATGCATATGCTTCTAAACAAGTAAATGAACCTGTTTCATATACAGATGGTATTAATAATAAATCTGTTTTTTCATAAATTTTATCAATTTTATCATATGAGATATAATTATGATATATTATATTAGAATTTTGTAAATAAGTATCAAAAATAATATTATAATCAAATCCATCATCTACATTATATCCTAAAAAATTACATTTTTCTCCATATATATGAATATCAAATATATCTTTTTTTTCTTTTGATAAAATACATAATTTTTTTAAAAAATCTAGTGGTATTTTTTCAGGTACAACTCGTCCAATTATACTTATATTAATTTTTTCTTTCTTTCCTACTTCATCTGTTATATTTTTATTATAACAATTATTATTATATGGTTTTATTTCCGTTCCTAAACTTATTGTAAAATTATTTTTAATATTTAACCATGATTTATGTTTATTTTTATCAAATTCGTCATATAAATGAATACAATTCTTAAAATTCATAGAAGAAATATCTTTATTATAAACAATTGCAGAATGAACAATTTGAATAATATAATTATTGTTATATTTAAAATAAGGTAATTCATCTAAATAAATTGAATAATGATCAATAATTAAATCTGGTTTAATAAATTGAATAGTTATATTTAATTCTTCATTATCTTTAAAACTATAATATGTAATATTTGAAAAAAATAATGAAATATCAATATTATTTTTATTAATACATAATAAGATATATTCATATTCTTGATGATTTCCATATTTATCAAAATAATAAATAAACTTTTCAATTCCTCCTGAAAAAAATATACCCATTATATGAAGAATACGTTTTTTCTTTTTTCTGTCCTTTTTATTTAAAATATATACATTATTTTTAGTAATTCTGCAGTTATCATTATCATTATCATTATCATTATCATTATTTTCAATTTCTGCAATTAATTTATTAACTACAAATGGTTCAAAATAATTATATATTTTTTTTTTAAATAATTTATTTTTATCCCATGAATATCCCCATAAATGTAATGCATAAATATTATTATTATATGTTATTGAATTATTGTTTACTTTATCTTTATAAGTATAATTATAAAAATAGGATGGACTAAATAATGTATATTTAGGATTATCTTTAATAAACAAATGACACATTTTTGTAAAAAAAACGGGTCCTGTTTGATTAGGAATAGTTTTATCTTTATTTATTAAAATATTATATTCTATATATTGTATTATTTTTTTTAAAAATAAATCCCCACGTTTAAATCCCATTATTCCAATTGCAATAAATTCATTTGATTCATAAGCACTAAATCCATCAATATTTTGTATAAGCTCATCAATTGATTTAAGACATAGAAAATCACAATCAATATAAACTCCTCCATATCTATATAATATTTCATATCTTAAAATATCCGCTTTTTGAGCATAAAAATCAGCATTATCATATAATTCTTGATTAAATAATGTAGGAATATTATTATCATCCCAAAAATAAAACGACCACTCTTTATGATGAATTAACCATGATTGTATATAAAAAATATATGCTTCAGGAATTTGGTTTTCACCAACCCAGATAAAATGTAATATTTTAGGAATAGATGAATTAATATTTGTATCTTTACTAATAATATTAGAATAATAGTTATTTATATTAGTATCTAGTAAATTATTAGTATCAAAATAGTTAATTATATTTATATCATTAAATAAATAAAGTAAAGAAGCATTATTATCAATGTTCTCATTATTTTGTATAAATTCTGTTATTTGTTTAAATTCATCAAAATGATAATAGTAATATATATTATAATCATAAAATACAGTATTTTGTTTTTTATGTTCATAATAATCAATAATTAAATAAGAAATATTATTTTCTTTATAATAATTAATAATTTCAATATAATTAAATATCAGTTCATCTTCTTTTATTTTGAAAATAATTGTTATTTTATCAATTTTTTCTAATTTATTTATAATTTGATTATCTTGATTATCTTGATTATTATCTAAATTATTAATATTATTATTTAATAAAAAATAAAATATATGTTTATTTTGTTTATTATTATTATATTTTGTTTTTTTATAAAAATATTCAATATTATTTATAATAAGTTTTAAATATGTATTATAATTATAATAAATACCTGCAATTTTATTAATTTTATCATATTGATATTCATAAAATATATTTTCTTTATTATTTAAAACAATAATACTTTCATTTTCATTTTCATTTTCATTTTCATTTTCATTTTTTAATATTAATAATGTATATAATTCATTATAAAGACTTTCTTCAATAAAATTATTATTAAAAAATATATATGATTTTAAATTATCAAAATAAGAAACAATTATTTTTTTTAAATAAATATTATTATTTTTATCTATATAATTATTTTCATAATTAAATAAATAATAAATATCATAATTTTCAGTATTATATATCTTAAAATTTACTTGATCGCAGAAATATAACGTGCTATTATTATTATCTATAATATTAAAATAGGTAAATTGTTTAAATAAGTTTAATGAATATTTATTAATATTTTGATAATAATCAACGCCATTTAATGAAAAAAAAAAATCTGGATTATCATAATTAGACCATTTAATTTTTAAATAATGATTTTCTAAAAATATTGTACCATAATCATTATTTGTACGATTAATAATATTATTTAGTATAGTGCATTTTTCTTGCCAATCTTTATGAAAAATATTAATTATTTTCATTTATAATAATACATTTATTTATTTATATATTTATATTTATTTTGTTTTATTAAATTAAATTATATTTACAAAATAATAGGCAGATTGTTTGAATAAAAATATGCTTTACCATCTTCTTTATTCCAATCAACTTGTAAAACTAATATTTTTACTCCATTATTAGAAGCTTTTAGAACAGCTTCTTTGTAAATTGGATCAATAACAGATGTTTGAAAACAAGAAACATCTGTCCTTTGAACAATAAATAATAAAAAACATCTATATTTACCTTCTAAAACAATAGTTTCTAATTCTTGAATATGTTTTAATGCTCTTGGACTAATAGGATCATTTTTATTTTTACGATATCCATCAGGAAAATACGCAATTTTTTCATTAAACATTTTTTGTTCAATTAAATCTACATAATTTTTTCGGTCTTTTTTATCACAATCTACATAATCAGCTAATGGAACGGTTTTTATTTCTAAAATAAATTCCTTATTTTCATTATCAATTCCATAAATATCAAAGCGTGAATTACCAAATGTCTTTTCTGTTTCGAGTAATTTAACATTTTGTAATTCTTGGACACAATTATTTTTAATCGCATTAAAACCAATTTTTTCACTTATTTTAGGATTTAATCCTATAATTTCTTTATATAAAATATTATGATTTAATTCTTGATAAATTGCTAAATCAACACGGTGTGATGTTTTTGTAGATATTCCAGTATTTTTTGTTAAATATACAGAACTTCCAGAATTAGATAAACCACAACAGCCTAATGAAGGACAATGAGCTAAAATTTCTGTACCGTCTTCTAAAATAACATCAGCTACATAAGGAGATTTAATATTTTTAGAAGGACGATGTAAAATTGTACCTTTAATTATAGGACTACTATCAAATAAAATTATATTTTCCATTTTTAAATTAATGTTAATATTAGTATTAGTATTAAAAATAATATTAACATTATTATTATTATAAATTATAATTTCAATTTTTATTCTATAATTATTTATATAAGTGTATATTGAAAAACATTATCAAGTATTTCATGATTATCAAAAA